GTTTAATTAGAGCTAAGATAGAAGAAATTCAGGCCCGTTATGCGGGAAAGCTGTGGGTTAAACCCCACTCAAAGCTGGGTTCCACATCATGCCCTGGATCGTTTCTTACTTCTTGGTTGCAACAGGGGATGCCGGTGAATGGTGTAGTTGAACAGGAAACAGTGCAACGTGCTGCTGTTTATTTGGAAAACATTAAAGCTCAGATCGCTCGACGACCGTTGAGTCGTTGGCGTCGATCTCGGGGTGAAGCTGTTCGTGTGGTTCAGGAGCGTTTAGCTGAACGTGGCTTCGATCCTGGGCCTGTTGACGGCATTTGGGGTCGTAAGACCACGGCTGCTTTAAGGCAGTTCCAACGATCACAGGGCTATTTGAAGCCCGATGGCGTGTGCGGTGTGAGAACCTTTCACGCTTTGTTCCTTCAATGAGGAGATGGAAGTATGCCTAAGGGCAAAGGATATGGACAATTCGGAGAAACTTTCGGTGATGCGGACGACTATTTATATAATTCGTCATCGCCTGAAAACAATGCTGACATGGCTGCTAAAGCTAAAAGTGATGCGGCTTGGCTCCGATCCACTGCACTGGGAAATCAGGCGCATGGTGGCCGTCCATTCGGCAAATGAAAAAACCTAAAAGACCTAAGCGTCCTCAACGACCTAAAGCGCCTGCCGATAAGTCTAAGCGGCGTTCTTCAAACTATTAGTTAAGGAGAAAAAGAAGTGACTGAGATGAATAAGAAAATGGATTGGGGCGATTGGTTTGAACGAACAATCTGGACCGCCGTCGAAGCTGGTTTGGCTATTCTTGTTGTTACTGATGTTTCAAGTCTCAAAGCGGCAGGAGCGGCTGTGGCGGCAGCAGGAATTGCCTCCGTCAAGTCCCTCGCTAAAGCAAAACTTGGACGTTAGTGCAATGGAAGATCTCGAAGAGAAGTGGTCCTCATGGATGGCCGAAGCTGGTCAAACTGTGGAACGCGAAGTCGAGGAAGAATTTCTTCGAAACAGAAATCTTTTCGAGATGGACGATGGTACTCATGCCAAATGGGTGAAAGAAGATTTAGACGCCGAGGAGCGTTTAGGTATTCTTCTGGTATTTACCCCCGAAGAAGTGAGTGAACTTGTGTGCGCTTGGCAAGACGCACAGGACGGCAACATGGGAGCGGGCTCCTTTGTGGCCGGTTGGTTAGGTCACTTCATGGACTTTATAGATATAGCTTCCGATGGGCAGGAGATGTGACTAATCTTTTTTGAACACTTGGTTCTTGTTTCAAATAGTTTTCTAAACGAACTCTTAGCCCGTCACGTCTCCGAGCAATAGTTGTTTTCGGAATCCCTGTAAGATCTTCTGCTTTTCGTAAACTCAGGTTTGCGATAAATAAAGACTCGACAACCATTTGGTCGATGTCATCTTCGCAGCATTCTTGCAACGCTTCTGACACCGCATCTTCTAAATCTTCGTCGGTTGTTAGTTCTATTCGCTCGTCAGGGGGCATCCACCAGCCCTCCAGCGGATCTCTGGGTTGAACTCGACGTGAGTATGTGGACGGTCTACCGTATCGTCGGACTGCCATGAAAACCCCATGGCAAGTCTCCAGGGCGTATCTTGATATACGCCTTACCGCGTTTCGTGTCGTTGTAAGAATCCAATGTAACTTTATTCCCATCGATAATTTCCCAAATCCCTTCGAGGGGCACCCACAGACTATCAGATCGGGCTGAACTCCACAGCCAAAAATAGACTGGAAGTTGTTGGTTCCACAAGTCGAGTGCGCGAAGCTTTTCGAACTTGATTTTCAATCCGTTCTTTCCGAAGCCTTGCACTTCTGCTAAAGCGTTGGGAAGAATGTAGTCAGGTGTGTACCTCATCATCAGAGGTAGTCGTTCGACCCCCCATCCTAGTGGGGGTTTGTTTAGTCCGTAGCGGAGTGCGTTGGGGTAGTCGGCTTCGAACTGGCCTTCAGCAATGTCGCCCCAAGTGCCATTGAAGCGTTCGTGGAGGGTTTGGTTCATAGTTTGATTGCGTCAACTCGACGTACCTGGGAGTCGTTTAAGAAAGCGCCCCCCTCACCTTGGAGCCCATCGAGCGTCAATTTGACCAGGTTGTCTACATCGCCGCCCCAGTTTTTTGTTTCTAGTGTCAGGGGCGCTACCCATATCGAGGTGCTTTCTTTGCTGTAAACGATGACAACGGAAACTGATCCTTCGAAAGTTGGGTTTCCTGAAGCTTCCCAAGCGTCTCGGATGCATTGTTCCGCATCTTTTGTTGCTTTGGGTGTGAATGCGTGGCCTCGTTTTGTTAACCGTGGCCGCTCTTTGGGTTTGGGTCTTGACGAGACGTGAATGAAATGGCTTGCTTCAAGATCCATGTGTGGTACCCCTAAACTTTAGTTTGAATTTTTGTTGTTCGACTTCGGCGTGAGTCAAAGCTTTCGACACCAGTGTGTCGTATTGTAGGTCCCCGTCGCTGCGGTTTGTGTATTTCTGTCCCCATTGGGAGTCCCAGTCGATTAAAACGGAACGCATTTCGCTGGCGTCGTGACCGGCGAAAGCTAAACCTACAGCGATAGTCCAAAGGGCTCCTGACCTGTCAACCGCTTCTCTTGTTCTTGATGGCCCGTATTTGAGTAGATCATTTAGCCAAACTGGGTATTCGCGACGATTTCCGAGGCGTTCTTGACGTAGCGGCGCAGGTTTGGGTTTGGGTTTCGCTAGCAAAGCAGCTTTTGTGAGATGCTTAGACGTTGTTCTGCTGTCGTAGGCGGCTTCAACGAAGTCCTCTAGGCTCAGGGACCACGATCCTTTGCGGACGCCTTGGCGGCCCGTTGAGCGGATCTTGGGGTAAGGGAGACGTATGCAGTTGCCGAAAGTTTTGCCTTCGAGAGAAACTTGTTTGGGAAACACTTCTGTTGTTGGTGCTTCTACCACGTCGCAAATGGAAGTGAGTGCGTTCCGCATCAGTTCTGCAGGAACGGGCTCTTCAACGTAGACCCACAAGTGCACGCCTTTGGATCTGGACATTTCAACGAACGAGTTGATGTCGAGGTAGGCGAGTGCTTGTTCGACGTTGTAGGCGTGAACCAGGGAGTCCTCGTCGCCTATGTCCCAGTCGATTGCTCCGAACCATAGTTCGTTTGAGTCGCGGAGAACGGGGTAGACCCCTAATGGTTCTTCCCCAAATAGGTGTGCTTCTACGTTGACGTACCATGCTGCGCCTTTGTGACCTGTCGGTTCACCGGCACCATCTTTTCTGGGTCGAACTTGTCCGCCGATCAAGTCGGCTATCGCTCCTCCTTGGTGAAGTTGAGCGAAGCGTTGAACAAGTTCTGCGTCGCTAGCCATAGGCAGGTTCTCTGTCTGTGGTGTATTCAGACATGGATCCACAATCCTCGTCGATGTAGTAGAGAAGATCTTCGAGGCGATTCGGAGGCCGTTTGTTCTTAACCAGATTGACGTTTATCGAGTTTTGGTGGAACGCTGCTTCGCCTGCAGTCAAGTTCTTTCTGTCTCGTTGACGGTAGATCTCTATGACCTGATGCGATTCTTGTTCGCCACCGTATCGAGCGACAGAGATACCTCCAGCGGTTCCTCGTTCGTTCGCTCGTCCTGATTGGTGGACCACTGCAAGAGGCAGATCGGCTTCTTTGCACCACCGTTTACAAGCTTGCGCCAAACGGATAACAGCTTGGCTTCCTGATTCTTTCGCATCGGGTACCAACAGTTCTAGGTAGTCGACCATTGCCATGGTGGTTGGCATCTGCCAATAGTTTTCAGCTTCGAACATTACGTCGTGCATAATGCGGAAGCTGGGGGAACCGTCATGGATGATCATTCGATCAAATATGTTGCCTGTTTCTCCAAGTTCTTGAAGATGGTTTTTCACTTCGGGATCACCATTGCGTAAAGCGTTCTCCACTTCCGCACCGTTGACCCCAAACATGATGGAATAAAGTTTTGCTACAACCAGTTCTCTTGGTTCGTCTGGTGAGAAGATCAGTATGCGTGCATTGTCGTTGTTCAACACCGTGTTGACAATCGACTGGTAGAGAAACTGGGATTTACCTGAGTGGCTGCGCCCCACACACAACATCATTTCCCCACGGCCCAAACCACGGGTGAGAACATCTAATCTGTGGAACCCCGTCATCCATCGTGACTGAGGGTTCTCAGAATAGTCAAGCCAACCATCGATAGCTGTCGACGTAGGCTCAATAAGGGATGGTGGGGCCGACACCGCAGAAGATGTTTCAGGCTTTGGAGACTGATTTTCTGAAACATTATCGAGCCGCTCATCAATGAGTGATTCGATCAGGGAGGCTTCTAGCAGTGTCGGCCCGTCGCTCATCCTACTCGCTCCCGAAGCGCTTCGAGTGCCTTTGATCTACTGGCAAACTCTACGATTCCTTCGGCAGTGCGGAAAGCTGAAGGCATACTATCGGCCCACAGTCCTTCCCCTTTGAGGTTGTCGTTACCGCAGTCGTTGCGGAACTTGAAGTCGGGGCCTTTGCCGCCACCAGACTTCGCTCGGCTATCTCCGTAGTTGTCGAATACGGTGCCGCTGGGGTTGTTCCAAAGGAAATCCCACATCGTCTGTTTCGAGTCGTTACCGAGTAGCCCACCGCTGTCGCCGCCCTGAGGGGGGCTCGCTAGCGTTGGAGTTGCGTTACCACTAGACCTGGAAACGCTTCCCGTAGTAGACGCAGCGCTTTTCGAATTTACATCTTCGACCTCCTCCAAAAGGATCGAAAGAATAGATTCGAATGAAGCAGTCCAAGCGTCTTGATTGCCTGAACCTGCGTGTATTCGTCCCGCCACATGGGCGGCTGTTTGGATAATCCCCGTACTGGGGTTGTAATCGCTAGCCATGCTTACTCCTATCGGTTGTGGATGGCTGACTAGAATGGGTTGTCACCTAAGAACTTGCCTCGGCAAGTGTCCCAAGCTCCGCACCACTTCGGTGAACAATACCATGAGTCCCACTGCTTTACCGCGGATGGTAGGTTCGCCTCTATCTGTATCGCTACAGAAAGACATAGATCTATGAGTGCCGCATAGTCCGCAGCACCCCGCACCATATGCGTCCACGCCACCTCGGGGGACGACAAATGGCACAAAGAAAACTTTGGTGTATCAAGCGCCCACGAGTAAACGTGGGACTGCAAATTGGATCGTTGTTTGATCCACATTTCGTTCTTACGTGGAGCCTTCGACGGGTTCTTCCAGTCGACAAGCCAGCCGTCTTGCACCCAGTCACAGGTTCCAGATAAACGAATGATGCGGTCGTTGTCCTCCCACAGCACACGATCAAAATGAATCTCCACATCAGTGGGACAGTCCAGTTGGGGGAGGACCTCCTCATACCACAGGTTGAGGTTGCCCCGCACCGCATCTTCTACCCGCTCGGGTTCCTGATGCCAAACTGTCCCATCTTCGTTGCCGAATAGTTCAAACTCATTTAAGCCGAACTCGACAAGCTCCCCCTCATCAGGAAGGCGATTTGTTTCAGCCCACTCCACACCAAACCATTCGATAGCGGCATGAACGGCGTTCCCCCGCACAAGATTACTGTTGTTCGTCTCGGGTGGCATCAAGCCCAGGTGTTTCCGTCGAGCGGACTCAGGGCAGAGGAACCATTGGTTCAGGAAGCTTTGCCGAAACTTGTGTTCGTGTTTAGGTGGCTTGTTCCTATGCATCTTGCGTATCTGATTCAGGATCGGAGTGAATGGCATCGAAACATGGTGGACAGAAGTAATGACCGGCTCGGGCTCCCCGCAAGATCTCTCGCTCGTCGGGATCGAAGTAGCCCCACACGTTCTGGAGAAGCTCGCCCCCAATATATTTGTCCCAGTCCTGCTTCCAGACGCTAATCGATTCGGTGCGTCCGCAGTCATGGCATGTTGCTGATGCTCTCATTCGAAGTCGCATTCGCATTCGTCCAGGTCTTTGCAGACGGGGCATTCGTCCCAGTCTGGTGGTTCCATCGCATCGTATTGTGCTTGTGCTAATTCAAAACTCATTGTTTGAACTTCTCCTCCGCGCTATCTGCTCGCGCCCCATCGGGGCGGCGCTCCCTATCGCGCTAGCTCCATTATAACGATCCGCTACCGGCGAGTGTGTGACCCACAACTCCACCATCGAAAAGAGCGGCCCCCAGCTACCCAGATGTGATAGGCCATGGCTGCATTGGTGTGGATCTGATAGCGGTCCCCCCACATATCTTCTCCAAAAATGGGCGCCCCCCACCAATTCTCGTTGATCTGCCACACGGAATGGTCAACTCCGTTGAAAGCGGTTCGTTTGAATTGACTCTCACACCACGCAACGCTAAGAGCCTCAACCACCGGCCAATCATAGGAGCTAGCTGCTTCCACAATTTCTTGATGATCGAGGCTCGTAGTGTTAACCCCAGCGATGTCGATGAGTAGCC